ATCAATAAAGCTTAATTATTAGTAAGTTATTGACTTTGTTAAGCATGTATAATAACATATGTTTATCCCTTGGCAGGGACTAAAAAACAGTAGGGTTTCACATGACGGGTGGTCGGTGCTGTTCCGATTCTGCCAACTCCTTCGGTAGACTCGTCAGGTGAAACCCTTTTTTATGGGTTAAACATTATGAAAAAGCTTTTATATGGTGTTGGTATCAATGATGCTGATTACGATGTGAATCCAACCATTAATGGGAAATGGATATGGTGTCCATTTTATACCCGCTGGCTGCACATGATTCAGCGCTGTTACGACAACAAGAAGCACATAAGATCGCCTACATATGCAAGTTGCACCGTCGATACCGTCTGGCATAGCTTTATGACATTCAAAGCATGGATGGGAGCCCAAGATTGGATGGGGAAGGAGCTTGATAAGGACTTGTTGGTAAGTGGTAATAAAGTTTATGGGCCAGATACGTGCTTGTTTGTGCATCAAGGAATAAATAAGCTATTAAATACCTGTAATGCTTCCAGAGGCGAATGGCCTATTGGTGTTTGCTTAAATAGACGGAAGAAAAAATATATAGCTGCGGTAGGAATGAATGGCAAATCAGAACGGCTTGGCTACTTTGCATCTCGCCACACCAAGCCCACCAAGCATGGCAATGTGCAAAGATATCGATCATCAGAATCGCTGCAAATGCAGAGGCCGACGAAAGATTAGTTACTGCATTGCATCGTATTGCAGATAAAGTGCAAGGCGATTTAGAGGCTGGGATAGAGACGACGCACTACTAATAAAAAGCCCACTGCATGTGGGATTTTATTTACTCGCCATGATTATCCTCCCACTGTTTACGCTCTTCTTCCATTCGTTTCTTGAGGTTATCCGTCAACATGGGTTTACCGTTTTCATCTAGTAACACAGTAGTTATCCCACAGTGGCAATTATACTTGTTACCTCTTGTAGCATAAAACGCCTTCACCTCCTCCGCGCTATACACATGCCCACTCCTAGAAGCGTGCCAAGGTCGGGTAGTGGCTAAGAATGCAGAAGTCCATAATAGCGCCGTCTTAATGCCGTATTCCTTCCCTACCCTCGTATCCTCGTTTATAGTCGTCTGTCGCAAAGTGTCCGTGATATCGGTCTGTGCGTATTGCCTTGCCTTGCTTCTACTCACCTCAAGCCTATCGCTAATCTCAGTAACCACGCTCTTAGGGTTATTTCCATCGGCAACCGATTGAGTAATGATCTGCATCAAATCCGCTTTAGTCTGAGCGGCAAGACCAACCCAGTGCTCATAACTCTTGAATTGCGCTGTCGCAATAGCGTTTTGGTACGGTTGGCTATTAACAATCCTAGAAAGCGACTCAGCAGCAGCGTATGTAGCGCTAACGGTGGCTATGTTCGTGTATGCGATAGCCGTTGACGTCTGTACTGCCTGCTCATTGAAAGTTGCATAGAAAAAATCATCGGGTGATTTACCATCTACTAGCCACTTATCAAGAATGCGCTGCGTTGTTTCGGACAGCGCCATACGATCAATCGCAGATAGGCCATAGGCCACTTCTGCCTCGTTTATGGCATACACCGGCACGGCTTTAAACGCCGCTATGATTTCTGTCTCTGCACCTTTATAACGTGCATCGATCTCTTTTAACGCCTTGGTTAAGATGCGATTCGCACCTACTGGATCTGTCTTACTACGTGGAATGATTGGGTTTTTCATGATTTCTCCAAAATATATGCACATTATACGACAAAACACTTGCATAGTTTTATACGTTAGTTAATAATGCAGACATACCAAACAACTTAACGGGGTTAGAAATGTATGAAAAATTATTCCACATACATTGCGTTAACGTAAAAACTAAAAAAGTAACCGTGATGACATCTTCGCCATTAAATCATCATGAAGCATGCACGATGCTAAGTAAGCTTACCAAGCATGACCATGCTGATTTAATTCTTGTTGAGGCTAAGTGATGACGTACTACATAACCACAAAAACAAGCAATAGAAATGTAAAAGAGCCATTGCCTAAGAATTTATGGAAGCGCAGTTTAAGAACAAACCAGCCAATATGCAGGTGCGGCAAAGGTTATGGCAGTAAATACAGATGGATTGGCATTAGCAAATAGAAAAAATGAATTGCTTGGAATTCTTAATCTAAGGTTAAATCCATACGGCTATCGATTAGAAGATTAACAAAAAAGCCCCATAACGGGGCTTTTTTTACATCACTGGCTTATCTTTAGGCGGCGTATCCGTAGGAACATCCACTACCGGCCTCTCTATCACCATCGGATCATAATCCGCCATCAGTCGCATTTCTTCTTGCGTATACACCGGCTCTGCACCTGATTCAAACGTCACTTTGTTTGTATCGGCCATGATCTTGGTCTTCTCTAGCCGATCTTTGTCGCTTGGCTCAAGTAAATCAGACCATTCAATCTTGAACTCGCCAGCCGGTAGCAGGGTTGCTGCCTGCATGCGACGAATAAACTCAGTTAGCATAGGCTCGCATTCATTTAAACGGCGTGATCCACAACGGTTTGCAGTATCAGTCTTATCTTGATCAGATGCTAGTCGGCCTGTCTGCTGACCGAATAGAACGGTAAATGGCAACTGAACAGACGCAGCAAATTCATTAGCAGGCACAGCCCAAGGCCCAGTAGGATCTGCAATGGTCGTTTGTAGTGTCGTTACCTTTGCACCCTGCAGAACAATGGCCGCATCTTGATTGGTATTAAGCGCTTGGATCTGCTTATTTAGAGCGTCCTTTAGGCTAACTGGCTCTGCTCCATCTACTCCCTTTACTGTCGGATCTACATCCTTATCAAACTCAACAGAAACCGTGCGTGCTGAATTCTTTAAGAATGACTCGCCACTACCACCAGAAACTTTACACATATCAATAATGTGATTGAAGCCAGCCTTTAATAGTGGAACAGTCCGCATCTCTTGAACGCGTGTCCAATGGATTTGTACCTGTGTTACTGGCTGCTTATCCTGAGCGAATGGCCTATTTTCTGTATAGCTCCACATGGTAGGCTCGCCGTAACGCTCTGAACTTATATCCATATCCCAAGCGCTGGCCTTAATCTCATTTTCCCAGCAAGGGATAAGCTTTACTAGACGCTGTGCGGTTTCAAGCGGTTGATCCCATCGCTTGTTATCCGCTACTTGATAAATGATAGCCGAGTAAGAACCTACCAGACCACGGCGATCCAGCTCAATAATTTTATTCCATACATTCGTTTTCTTTTCTTGGAAAAATACACCTACCTGTTTTTCCCATGTGGATTCATCATCCTTACCGTCATCAAGTTTAATGCGTGGCACTTTCTCCCAGCATTTGCCTAAGATACGCTCTACCGCACCATGCCCCGCCCCCGTTCGCTCATATGCTGTCTTGAACTCCTCGAAACTGATCTCCGTAGGGTAGCCATATGTACACCATGCATCAGGCCGCTTACTGTCTAGTGACATGCCGCCAGCAAACGCTTGGCGAGCTGCTGACACAGCGCTATTTATCGTCATCATTAAGTTCATTCTGTCAACCTCGGATAATTTTTATCATTATAACAACTAAATGCAAAGACAGTGCTTGCATAATTTTATACACTTATCTATACTCACTACATCAAATCAAACAACGCAACGTAACGGAGTTTCAAAATGATTAGCCAAATCGAAGCAATCATCCCAGCAAAACAAGAACGATTTATTTTAACCACCACGCTAAAACAATTACGCAAAGCTGGCGCTTGCTACGAAGGATATAACAAAGTTGTCCGCTCGCTGCAAAACTTACCATTTACAGAAAAATACAACGATAGTTGTAGCTATATCCGATTTGCTCACAAAGAAGAAATCAATATTCTTGATATTCTTGAATCAAACGGAGTAGATGACTGCTTGTGGGCGCTATGTGCAACGACACAAAAATGTGACAAAGTAGCTCGTTTAATGGCGGTTAAATTTGTGCGTGAAGTTCAGTATTTAATAACTGACCCGAGCAGTTTAAATGCACTTGATGTTGCAGAGCGCTTTGCGAATGGTGAGGCGACAGAGGAAGAGCTTGCCGTAGCACGGGACGCAGCACGGGACGCAGCACGGGACGCAGCATGGACCGAAGCACGGGACGTAGCACGGAACGCAGCATGGACCGTAGCACGGAACGCAGCATGGACCGTAGTACGGGACGCAGCACGGGACGCAGCATGGACCGCAGCACGGGACGCAGCATGGACC